TAAGAGAACAAAGTTCATTTGTATTTTTATGAAATACATCATGATTTCCTGGAACTATATCCATAGTCATACCATTTACTGTTAATGGTTCAAGAAAATGTTTACGATTAGCATTTAATGCTTTAAAGTTTACAAATTTTCTATGGTCATAATAATCACCAAGATGTATTATATGTTCAATATTATTTTTTAGACAATATGGAAAAAAGATTTCGTTAAAAAATCTCTCTTGAAAATCTATAAATATTTGTGAGGAATTCCTGACACCACAATGGGTATCATTTAATAAAGCTATTTTCATTTTGTTTTAGTATTTGCGGGATGTTTTTCAGTATCCATTTTAGAATAATAATGTTTACCTTCAAATGACCAATGAATAACTCTATTTTTAAGTTCCCTCGAGGAAAATGGATGTTCACGATTATTATAAAATATTTCTATCTCTAAGTCATCACCAGTAAAAGATTTGCCATGATAATCTGCACCAACAAATCTTATATCAGGTTTTTTAAGCTTAAGCATATTAATTAAATCCTCTTCATTTTCATATGGTATAATCTCATCAACATATTTAACACCTGATAATTGAATATGTCTTTCCATAAGACTTTGAACTGGAAGTTTACCACCCTTTTTAGGTGCAGTATTAATTCCACATATAAGATAGTCACAATACTTTTTACATTCCCTAAGCATTTCTATATGACCTGCATGTAGCAAATCAAATGGTGAACAAGTAAATCCTATTTTCATTCTTCCTCCTAATCTATTTGATCTAAATACTTAGTATGAAATTCTCGTATCTGACCATTAATCAAAATAACTTCTTCTAATAATTTTAATGGTGAACCTTTTCTAGAAGCAGAAGTAGCAAAAGCTAATGTATCTTTTGGAAGACACATACCACCAAATCCATGTTTCCCATCTAATCCTGGAACCATCATATGACTTGAACCAATTCTCTCATCCATTGCTATTAACTCTGTTACTTCATCAAATCCTTCATCACAATACATATTCTTTAACTCATTAAAAAATATAACTTTAGTTGCAAGAAAACAATTAATAGCATATTTTGCATAACATGCATTTTTTATAGAAGTAAATCTAACGGAATTCATTCGTATACCAGCATTCATAAATATCGAATACCAATACCTAGCATTTTCACCACCAAATATAGTAAACTTTTGATTTAAGAATTCTTCTTTAGAGTCAACTTCAGTCAAAAATTCTGGATTAAATGTTAAGTCTAAATCTTCTTCAAATAATTCAGCTAATTCAGGTGATATGGTTGACTTAATAAGGATAGGTACTGCTGGAGCTACTGAACGTATTTCTGTATGGTATTGTTCAACCATCATATCATCACATTCACCTCTTGCTCCCTGGGGTGTAGGCAAACATATTATAATGCCATCATAATAACCATAATCTGAATAGTCATTAATACCATCATCTAATATATTCATATCCTTTGGTGGGTCTAAGACTTGTATATAATTCATTTCGTCTTTATTAAGACCATTATATACGGCTTGACCTACAACACCATAACCAATAATTAATATATCTCTATGAGTCATCCATTACCTTTTCCAAACCTTTTTTCTTTTTTTCTTTTTCAGTTTTTGAAAAATCTTTTATAGCCTTATCAGTTTCCCTAACTCTACTTATCTTCTCACGAAGTGTATCAAGGAATGTTTGGTCAATAGGACTATTAATATCTATAGCTGAAACAAAGTCTTCAATATTTGCTTGCTCCATAAATTTGAATTTAATATCAGCTTGTTTTTTCTCTTTAACGATTCTTCGTATAAAGGCAAAGTAAGCTATTTGAGTAAAATAAGAGAATGCATTTGGTTTGCCCGTGCGTGTGGATGCATCTATTCTATAATTATATATTGCTTTAAGACAATTCTCTACTCCATCCATAACCATTTCATCACGATAAGTATACCGTACAAAGTTTGGTTTATGGGAAAGACCTTCACAGATTTTCATAAAACATGTAGCAATATAATCAGTAACTACAGGATTTTTTTCTCCTTTAGCTTTAGCATCATTTGCTTCAGTTACATAATCAACTACAGCATAACTAAACTGTCGATTATTTACGTAATGGGGTTTCTCTCTAGGCTTAAGTTTTTCAGTCATACTATCTCCATTTATAAGTACATTATATCATAGTTTCTATTGAAAGTAAACAGCAAATTATTTTATATTTTTTTTCCAAAATCTGTTTACTTTTGTCTATTTATATGGTATAATAGAATAGTATATTCGGGGAGACTAGATATAGGTTCTAGTGGACTGAAGCATCCCCTCTCATTTTACGAAGTTCAGCTCTTTCCCGTTCACTAATTCCACCATGTCTAGAGGAATCGAGGATAGTTCTCATATAGTGTGCTTTAACATCTAAATTAACATCTGTAGTTAACATAATATTAAAGTCTTCTAATACATGTAACTTACTTTGAGCAAATGGCAACCAAGGAGTCATAACAAAATGATGGTCATCTTCGATTATTACAGTCATAGGTTCTTCTAATCCTATTAATCCTTGAGGAGCATCATCTAAATCATGAACATACGCAATGATAGATTCGCCAGATACTAATTTAAAGAATTTGACGGGAACATCTTCTAACCTATCGGGATAATTATTTACATCTATAGCCATACTAGTATTTATAATAATTTAACTTCATGTATCTTAAATTTAAACTTTTCTTTAGCATATATTTTAACCCTTTCAGCTGAATGATTTAGGGTATAATTCTTTTTAGATTTCCAATGTAGGTCATCTGATATATCATATAATGTAGTGTCTTGATTACTTTTTCTTAATCCTCTACCAATAGACTGTAATACTCTTATCTGACTCTTACTAGGAGAGGCGAAAATTATATTATGTAAATTAACTATATTAACTCCTGTAGAGAATGTACCATAAGAACATACAAGAATAGCGTCCTTTTCTTTCTCGGTGATAGCTCTAATTTCTTCACGTGTATCAGCTGCGACCTTACCACTTACGAAAAACACCTTTCTTTTACCCATTCCCCATAGTCCTTTAGCCGCTTCATCAATCATTCTAAATAATGGTTCACCATGCTTCTCTACAAATTGGAATAAGATTAATGTATTACCCTTTTGGTCTAAAGCTAAATTCTTAATAAATTTATTTCGCGCGTCACAGGTGACTATATAATCTACTTCCTCTTGGTACTTCATACCATTTACTAATTTACATGCCTCTTCTTTATGCTTAAGAAGTATAATGTCAATTGATATATTAGCTAAATCACCTCTGTCAATAAGTTCCTTTGAGGTTGTTATATTTTTATGGGGACCAAATAATCCTTCTAATACAAGCTTATGGGTTTGTGTACCATCAAGAGTACCAGTCATGCCAAATCTATATCGTGCCTCAGTGCATTTAGTTAATATACTAGTAAGAGACTTAGCTTTAAAATTATGTGCCTCATCACCGATAACCATACCAAATTGTTGAAAATAAGATTTTGGTTGTGTATATATTGATTGCCAAGTAGATATATAAACTCTTTTCTTATTATGATACTTATAAAGTCCAGCCATTATTTCATGACAATTATCAGATGCATTCCATTCTTTTTCATGTTGAGAATACTCTTCAAAGTCACCATACATTTGTTTAACAAGGGAAGTGGTAGGTACTATTATTAATACCTTGTCCTCATTAGTTGCTAAAAAATATCTCATAAGGAGATATATTATTAATGATTTACCTGAAGCTGTAGGAGATACTAGAAGTCCTGACCTAGTTCTTAATCCATGTTGAATAGCTTCTATCTGATAATCTCTTGGTATATATGGTATTGGAATATTATCAATCCAAGATATATCATCATTATAATCCATACCAGGAAGATTATATTTATGAGGTGGTTCTCTTAATATAGATATAAGTTCTATATTTCTTTCTAAACAAAAAGCTTTTATATAACCAAATAATCCTGAATAGATTGATTGGTCACGCATATTAAAGAGACGAATCTTTCCATCCCATAATTTGTTTCTAAATTGAGGTGTGAACTTATAATTAGGGACATAAAAAGTAAATGCCTCTGCTAGTTCATGTAATATTCCTTTATCATCACAATCAATATAAAGGAATGCATTATCTTTAACCTTTACGGTTATTTGTTCCACATTAATTTAGTGTTGGTTTATCAGGTGTTTGAATTATATCCCGACTTTCTAATATATGTTCAGTCATTAATTTAAATTCATCTTCAGATAACATGGCTTTATAAATTTTCATTGCTTGTGCCATCATTATTCCTGCAGCCAAAAATGGCTCATGATTTCTAGTTAGTTTTTCAAACTCTTCGTATAACTCATCCATTATTTAACCTCATCTGGTCCTGGGCCGTGGTCTTCCATTGCCTTCTTTTGTTTCGCTGTAGGTTTTTTTGCTGTCATACCATTAGGATTTTTTCCAGTGTCAACCAATTTTCCTTGTGGTCCATAACCTTTACCGAAAAAAAGTTCAGTTAAGGTTGGCCAATCTTTACTCCAACTATACATATTTTATCTCCTTATTCAAAATTTATTGTATTTTTATCATTGAATTTTTTAAATTCATCCATGTATTCTTCTTCTGTTAGCTTGTGCCAACCACAACATCTGCCAGTAGGTGAACGACCACAACTACATGGAAATTTATTATGTGGTGGAATACCTTTAATCTTACGTGCCTGCTTCAAATGCTCTCCATTTAATTATATTACCAATATTTTGATGTCTCCATCTAATAGTACTTATAATTTCTTCAAGAGTTTCTATAAGAATTTTATCATATTCTATACGTGCTTGCATCTTTTGTATATCTGTATCAGCATCGTAATAGTAATTCATATCTCCCTTAAGTGGTTTATTTAATCCACCAAATGGGTCATATTCCCATTGGAACATATCAATTTGTTCTTTACTTAATTTCCCATTATAATATAGCCACTTATCTTTAAGTAAAGTTTTATACTCTAAGTCTTTTTTCTTTTTACCCATCTTAGAAATGGTAATTAATTCTAAATATTTACTATGTATACGTGCCATTTTAACGGTAGTATCATCTAATTTTAAATCATCTATTATGGAATCTTTCTTCCACATTTCTAGAACTTGCTCAATATTCACCCTTGACCTCTATATTTTTTAAAAGAAGCTCTCTTATTTTTATTCATAGATGAGGTTTTAATCCACCGTCTACCAATACTAGTCTTCTTACGAACACCATGCCATTTTTTTGATTTAAATAAAGCCATTAGTATATTATATCATAATTTAATATTAATGTACATAGCTATTTAAAATAATCTTGCATACCACCTTCTCTAACAGTATCTAATGTTAAACAATGTAGTCCACCATCCCAAAAATTTCTATGTCTAAAGCGACAATATATTGGTTCAATATTATATTGTTTTAATTTATTATGAACTTCCCTTTGATAGTTTAATGATAAAATAGTTTCTTCATTAATTGAAAACATATTCACTTCAAATATACTTTCTTCTGCAAATCCAACCCATTCATTTAACCAAGAGTCTACAAATTTAACAAACTCTGGATTTGATTTAGCTTCAGGATGCCACCATCTTCCTCTTGTAATAATTCTTTCTTCAGCCCAGCTTTCATTCATTCCCCAATGCATAATATTTGGGTCTTCTATTTGTAAAATATCCCATCCAGGTAAAGTATTTTTAAAAATATTTTTATCAACATAAGGGGTACAAACAACTAATCCTGGTTTAGGTAAATTAAATGTTCCATCATTATGTCCACCAATAACTACATTTGCACCTTCAAATATTGGATAACGTTCTAATATTAATTCAGATAAATCAGGACATGCTTCTTGATCGATAATAAGTCTATTACCTACGCGTGTAATATATGGTGCCCAAAATTCATATGGTTTATCTTCCCAATAATCAACAACACCTGGTTTAAATAAATAATGTGCATCTGATTCAGCATACATATATCCACCAAAACAAATTTCATTTCCTAAAGTTATATAATAATCTCTAGGCATAAGACATGGTTTAGGCATACCTTGTATTTGTCCACCATCAGCAGCAGCTGCAATACTAGTAAATTCTTTTGAATTATCTGTAGCTGCAAATTGAGCTATAGTATTACGAGGTGGTTGTACTACATCAACACCTAAATCCTCTAATGTTTTTTTAATATTATTTAAATCTTCATGTGTTTCATATAAGATTTGCTGTAATAAATCTCTAAGCTTTGGGTCGCCAATATCTTCAAAAAATTCTGGCTCAAATACATTGCCAAGGATAACTTGTTTTAAAGGGTCCCATCCATTATATGCATTAGCTTTTGTTACTTTGTATTCTTTCGAATCCATCAATTTTCCACCTGCCATCAATCCATGCTACTGGACTCATAATTTCTAATCCATCTATTTGATTTTTATACTCATCTGCTCCACCAATATATAGATACTTATATCCCCTAGCTTTATAATATGCACACTCGTGCTTCAAGCTTGCGATACCTAATTGTAACTTAGGAGTTTCATAATCCCAAGCAAATTGTAATGCTTCTGCATTCTCATCATCATACGTTGCTATCATACTAAATGCGATTAACTTACCTTGTTGATAATATCCATGAATGTCATTATCTTCATATTCAGACTTGAATATTGGCATGACGCTATTAAACTTATGATAATTACAATATTTATAATATATTTTATTAAGCTGTGTAGAACATGGCCAATGTATTATGTCACCAAGAACCATACCAGCCTTTGTATTAATAAAGATATTATAATCTGTTTTCTCTAAATTTATTCTAGCATATGAGTAACTCACTACTTTCTCCAAATAACTACATCATCTAAATTTTCTTGGGACCAATTATCATAATAACCCTTTTCTTTAAGTATATTACTAGCTTCAGTTAATTTACTCAGCCTTTGTACTAATATTAAACTGCATTTTCCAAAGTTCATATGTGTACCATTAATTATTTCAGGACTATGTGGGTGGTCTTCTAAAGCAACAAGGTCAGCTGGCATTACTGTATTATTCCATTCCATTACCAAATGATGTAAATCATAAGGTGAATAATTTTCAGTAGCAGTATATAAACATATAACCTCTACAGAATCATCCCAAGTATTAAATATATTTGCTAATTCTTCACTAACGTTATCTGTCTCTACATATTTAACTAATGCATTTTTAGCGTATGGACAGGGGGTAGTATTTAGATTCTCATTATGTACTGAGACGAATTCATTAATCCATTTTATAATTTCTTCTATCATAATATAAAGTATTTATTATAAGAATTCGTAATAGGAATATTGAAATGTTACAACCGCAGTTAGATATTCTACATCAACAGTTGTAATATCAAATGGTAATGATGAAAGACTTGTCGGATAAGCATCAATAAAATTAATTTGTTTAGTGACATTATTAGCAGAATTCATTATAGTTAAAGTTAAATCTCGTGTATGATTACTACCAATTATTGCGTCTATATGTTCTGTTTCTGTATTTAATTTCATCCAATCATAAATTTCTTTATAATTTAAAAGATCTTCATCAATCAAATAAGATACTTCAAATGCACCATAAGCTAATTTGTCTCCAGCCATTGCAACATTTACATTTTTAAATGGTAAAGGTGCACCTTCAGAAGTAACATCAGGAAGCATCATAGTTTGCACTGTAAACTCCACACCAGAATATGTCTGTGAGTCAAGTGTTAATACGAACGATGATGGATTTAAAAAGTTTGGCATATATGTATTTATAAAGAAAAAACCCGGCTTTCGCCGGGTTTAGTTGTATATTTTTTAACAGATTACAGGTTAACAACCTTACGTTTTCTGTAATATACGTTTGCGCCTGCACCAGCAGTAACAAATGGGTTGTCAGCCAAACCGTAACGAGTTTTAAATCCGATACGTGGTTGGAAGTCAGACTCACCAATTGTCTTCATCATGCTTAATGGTACATATGGACAATAGAATATACCAGCATCATAAGGATTAGTACCCTTATAACCAACTGTGTAATAATCTACTGCAGCATATGGGTCAATATAAACTTTCATACGACCGTTTAAAGTACCAGCAAATAGTGAACCAGTAGCATCTGAATCAAAGCCTTGAGGACCAGATAGTCCTAGACCAGTATCCATTGCACCTGCTGAATTTAAAGCAGCTGCCACACCATGAGAAACGATAACAAAGTTACCTTTTCCTCTACGTGTAGAAACAGCAATTTGGTTTGCTTCTTTTTCAATAGCAAAAACCATGCTTTTAACTCTTTCAACCAACCAACGAGCACCAGCATTATCAGTAGCATCTGTCATATCGTATTCGCCAGAGGCTAAAACTGATGTTACAGAGTTTACATTGATAGTACGGATGATTTCACGATTCATTTCAGCAAGAATCTCAGTTGACAAAATGTTTGCCAATTCAGTTTCTGCAGAAAGACCATGTACCGCTTTAAGGTCTTGAGCTAATTCAAT